GAGTGCATTGTGGTGATTACTTCCCCATAGGTTAACTACTGTTGAATAATACATGTCCCTAGTACTAACCTTCGATTGTATATCTGAGGTAGGCCCTTGTACGATGAGTACTACTTCGTTAAGTAAAGGGAATTGCTTCATATTAGTATACAAAGGCTGAGCTGGGTGCTCAGTGGCACCTGTACCTTTTTCTGCAGATATATCTCTATATACAATAGTACCTATAGGGAGTATGTTGCCAGCTGCATCTTTTATCTCTGTACTTTCATCTAAAGCTATCTTAATAACTCTACCGAAAACTAAAGATCCTTGCCCAGAACCTCCTCTACCGGTAGATTGTACAAGACCTCCTACTTGATTGCCTAGAAAATAATTACCTCCAGCCATTACTCTTCGTCTTTTTTATCTAACTGCTTCCCTAGCTCTTCACTCTGTTCCATTAACTTTGCAAGTTCTTCAGGGTTAAAAAAGTCTGCTTCAGACCCCTTTGCTCCTCCTTCAAGTCTTTGAACAAGTGCTACCATTTTAATAAGATGTTCGTCATTTTTTACTCCAACTTCTAAGTACTCTTTTATCATAGGTACAACCAAAGTTGCATCACCTATGTTCTCAACAAGAGGTTTTAACTCTCCGATAAGAGCATTGATTTGCTTTTCTTTATTCTTAGAATTATCGTAAATTTCTTTTAGAACATCAGAAACAGTCTTTTTTCCAAATATTGTTGTCTCTAATCCCATAGTCTATTTATTATATAAATATCTGAAGATATACTATTGAATAGTAAATCCTGCTTCTTGGTAGGATTTGTATACTTTATAAAATTCTTCTTTAAGTTTTGAGATTACCTTAGTAAGTGTAGGGGTTTCGCAATCTGTCATTTCTCTAATATAAATGTACAGAGCTTTTTTTCTAAATATTTCTAAATCGTGCCTAGTTCTAAAAAGAGTAAGTATAGCATCTGCTACTTTCTGATCCTGCTCTTTAACAAAAAGTTGATCTATATTATCATAACTGTTCTCTACAAAGATATTTACTACTGTTGCTAATGTAATTCTTCTTTCTGAATCTACTAATCCTTCTACTTCGTAAGAATCTTCCATTTCTTCAAAAGATCCTACCTGTTTTAGCTTCTTGTAATTACGGTTATTGTAATTAATAAGCCACCTTTTTACAATAGTTTGAAAGTAAGAAAATGCTTTAGCACCATTAGTAGAATCAAATCTATGTATCTTATCTTCTACCAACATACTTACTACATCTAATTTCAAATCTTCTATACTATCTACATCTAAGTAGTAGAATTTAAAAGTATGTATAATATTCTCTGCTAATTTATAAAAAGGGAAATATATCTCTTCCTTAAAAACCTTATCCTTAAAAACAGGATCAGAGGATGCGTTATATCTTACGATTGCATCCTCTGTTTCTTGTGTAAAATAGTAATTATCTTTATTTTGCGGCTTTGCCATAGTCTTCTGGGAGACGGTATTCATTTATTGTTTCTTGTATTTCTTTCATAAAATTAAAGAAGACTCCAACTTCATCATCTGACCTAAATGCACCTTTCTCATCTAATTGTTCAACATAAATTTTTGATTCATTAATAAGATACGCAACATTTCTTAAATAACCTACTTGGTATTCTATAATATCCTCTTGCTTTATTACTTTACGGTTTAGGTTGTAAATAATATACCCTAAAACTAAGATAACTATAACTAATACTGATAATAAAATCTCCATTTCTTAAATATTTTTTACTAAATTCATTAATCCTTCTGAAGCATTAACTGTCTTACCAGTACTTGCTTTAGTCTTCTCTGCCTTATTCTCAGTAGTACCTCCTTGACTTTTCCAAGTATCGTATTCTATTTTAGAAGCTAAGAAATCTGCATTATGGAGAATATATACTAAATTAGTTTTAAATTTAGCATCAGGACTAAAAGACATGTAATAAGGTTTATTTACATCATCATATAATCCATCATGTAATTTAATAGCTAAATACTCTCTCTCTGTTAATGGTATTCCACATTGTTGAAGAGTAAAAAGAGAGCGGTCTTGAATAAGCATGAAAGTTAAGTCCTTATTAGGGGTATACATTTCATTTAATTTATCCTGTCTCCATTTATCTGTCTGTTGTATATAGTTAGGTTTTCCTTTAGAACCTATTTTACCTAAATCATGATTAAGAGCAGCGAATACTAACTCTTCATCGGTAAAATCTATAGAAGTACCCATTTCCTGCCAAAGAGCTTTAGTCTTTAAAGCACAATGAACAACACGATTAACATGGTCGATATATCCTCCCGGGAAAGCATTATGGTAAAAAGTTTTACCGGAGGCAGGAGCCACGATCATTTCATCGGACAGGTCAAGGTAAAGAGCTTTTAACTTCTCTTTACGATCTCCTGTTATAAAAGTATCTACAATTTTAAGATGCTTTTCCCAATTCTTCTCTATTTGTTCTGCCGAAAGATTCATTAGTCTTGATGCTCTGTATTTAGTAGAGTTCTCATATCCCCTATCTTCTCTAATAACTCTTCCACTTTTACATACGCTTCCGCTTGTTCATTACGGTGAATATGATATCCTATTTTCTTTACTTCGGATTCAAATCTTTCTAATTTCTGTTCAAATAAGGTTTTGTTTCTCATTTTTTTATTTTTTATTTATTAATACTTCTTTATACTTTATAAATCCATATAAGGGTAAGTTATGAACTTTTTTTTTGGGAAACAACTCTTATGGTTCAAATGATATTTTTAACTCTTTTGTAATAGTTTCTTTATTTTCCCCTAAAGCTACCTCTATGTAAATTGTTGCTGTCATACCTTCAAAGTCATCAAAGAATACCATAGATTGCTGAGGATGGTATGTATATTTACTGTATTTAGCAAAATAAGTACGGTATGCTGGGTGATTTACATTAACGTTAGGGTTATGTTGAATTTCATATCCTGCTAAATTCTCTATAGTAACTTGTTGTACTAGTTGAGGGAATGTATAAGAAGCAGTTCCGTAAGGAATAGGTGTATTCATTTGACTACTATTCCAAAGACCTAGGTACGAGTAAGTAGGGTAAGTCCATATAACATTTCCTAAAGTATAGAAGAAATTAGAGTCAAAACCTGTAGAAACTAAAGGAACTCCATTTATAACGTAGTGTGGATCCAGCTCATTTATATTACCTTTTACTGTAAAGTAATCTAAATTAGCATGCTTTATATGCCAAACACCTTGAGCATCTTGGTAAGTTCCAGGGTGACCTAAAGTATCTATCCAGAATTCAGCCCCGCAATTACCATTTAAACAAACATTAGGTTCTAATTCAGGTGTTGAACAACTAAATACAAATAACGATACTACTAATAAAAATAAAATTCTTAACTGTTTCATAATATATCTTTTTAATTATACCTAAATATACGAAGAAAAAAGGGAGGGGGCAACTATTTTTTAAATTATTTTCGAAGAATCGCCGCGCAAGAATTTTTATATATCCTTCCCAAATACCTGTTAAGTTCGCAATATTTTTATATATTTTAATAAGTAATAGGATTTCCTACAGAAAACACTGCTCCTATCTCTCGGACCTTATCAAAAGCCGTAAAAGGATCAAGGGTGAAGAACTCTCTAGAATTGCCATGATCGGAATCTACCCTCTCGGAGGCAAAGAAATTATGAACGGCCTGTTCTACATAAAAAGCAGTACCCTTCTCCACCGGAAGAGCAAATTTTGGAACCCACTCCTCAACTGTCGCAGTAGCGTTAATTGACGTAACTCTCCTATGAACATCGTGAATGGTCATTCCTATCTTCACAAGTGAAGGATAACCGGGATTAACCAAGATATAGATATACTCGATATTATCCTTATTCTTATCCAATACCTTCTTATTCTCTATACCGTGAAGATATCTCCAGGAATATGTATTGGTATCTTCATTTATAATACCTTCCGATACCTCTATGAGATATCTAGCCGAAAGGAAGTTAAGGAGTTTATCTGGGGATATATGTCTATGTTTGGTTTGTAGTCGAATGAAGTTCTCCTTCCATTGTTTTCCATCATCCCCGAAAGGGGAGATAGATTCCGAGGAAGCATCGACAATGGTTATCTCTCCGGACTCTACTAAAACTCGGGCCTTTTCTAAAGTTATTTTATCTTTAAACATACACTACTCTTTTTGTCCGAAAATAAATGCTAAAAAGAAAAATACAAGAATAATAGGCCATAACATGGTACAACCCCAAATCTCAAGTAAAGTAAAACGCGAACTTGACTTTGTGTAGTGAATGGCAATATCCATTAAAGCCGCTACAAGTACTCCTATTACTAAATAATTTACCGAAAAAATTGTGTTTAAAATAATCTCTAACATAACTCTTATTTTTAATTGATTTCTATACCTAAATATAAGAATAAAGATCGTATGTAGCAACTATTTTATGAAAAAAAGTTCATAAAATTTATAAATAATTGCACATTTCTCATACATTTCGATTTCTTCATAGAGATTAAGCATTTCTTCCAAAGCGTATTTAATAGCCTGGGGTCCGAATTCATCTTTTAATTCCTCTACCGTATCTGATTGTATATCTTTAACCCTCTCAAGGTAATTTACAAGGCCGTTAAAGTACTTTATCTTTATAGAATCTCTTATGGAGTCATACCTCTCTCCGTATCTATTGGCATACATCTTATCTATAATAAAATAATTCTCCACACCTCTCACGGCCATACCAAAGAGTATAAAGGAATTATCAAGTAGATCCTCTATATGGTGTTCTTTAAAAACCTCTTCATCTCTTATGGAGAATATATTGAAAAGGTCATGACTATTGAGCTTTTTCATCTTATATAAATATATACTTAACCTATAATGAAAAATTTTCCGGAAAAAAAACTGGAGGTAGTTGGAAAATTGACCAAAAGGTTCTATATTAAATATAAGAAACAATTCTTCAGTAATACAACAATAGAGGTAGGTTAGGGGTATAGGTGGTAACCGTGCTAGGGTTTAGCAGCTATATAGACCAAACTTTAGAGGGAGGACACCTTAGAGGACTTGGGAGGGATCTTAAGAATCTATAACAACATTTCTCTTAAAGCTATGTAGTATATATAAATATATACCCCCATACCTCAAATTTCATCAGAAATATCCTTCTCTATGTGGCGCAGGATCCCTGAGTGCCTACCCGTTGAGGGAACTAAACTATCAAACTTCTCTCAACTTGACCTCACCGTGACGTCACCTTGACCTACTGCAAAAAAAAAGAGGCCTAAGCCCCCTCTTTAAATTCTACCAAGTCCGAAAACTTATACCTTATTACTACTTTCTTTTTCATTACGTAGGTGAATCCTTCAAACCCTGTCCTAGTAACCTTAGGTACATTACATTCATATTCACTCATTACTATTCTTTCATCTAGAGAAGATCTAGTTTGTCTCATCATACATCCAGCACTCTCGTTGTAAGAATAAGTACTTGCTCCTTTGTAAGTTGGTCCTCCTACTGTAAAAATTGTTCCGTTTAAGAATTGTTCTTTTGTCATAATGTTTATCTTTTTAATTATTGATACCTAAATATAAGAACTATTATTTAATTAAGCAACTATTTTTAAAGAAGATTTATCTACTGAGATTAATACTCCTCCTCTACATCTTAGGACTGCTTCATCGTTCTGATCAAACATCTCGACCAATATCCCTAGCACTGTCTTACCAAAGAACTTATCTTGTCCTTCATATACCATCCCTACCATTGGAGAGAAGGCCTTAGCGACCTTCTTCCCTTTTCCTTTCCATACATTATATAACTCAGACATATTATGCTCCCTTCTCTAACTCCTCTTGAACATTCTCTAGAGCAATCTTATAACCAAAGTTAATAGCCATCTGCATTAGAATAATATCCATTGAACCTTGATTGGCTTTTGCAAACTGCTCTAGATCTTTTCTAGTGTTAGGAGTTGCAACTAATCCTCTATCCAACATTTTAAACTGTGCTTCGAAAAATTCTTTCATGATGTAGATGTTTTAATTATTAATGAGATAAAGATACAAAGAAGCCTCCGAAGAGGCAACTCTTTTTACAATTCATTTTCCTCTACTGGAACATATTCTGAACTTGATACACCATCTTCAAACTCTGAACCTACAACCTCATCTTCTTCAGCTTCACCAAAATCCATAAAGTTATTCTCTAAAGCTTCTCTAATAGTATCAACATTGATTGGAACATTTGTACATTCCAATTGATTGTTGTAAGAGATTTCAAACTCAGCAGAATCTAAATCTAATACATCTCTTTCATTATCTTCAATCCAACTAATAGTTTGATCGATTGCTCTTTCAATATCATCTACAGTAATCTTTCTACTTGATCCTGCTTCTACTGAATTGATAAGATT